TCACAACGGCTTGCGCTGTGTATTCGACTTGCCGACGAAGCCGATTGCCGATGCTGGTCCTAAGGCACTCGTCAAACGCCAGTGCGACGGTCGTGCGCTCGCTGCGCTGATGCGCGCTCACCATGCAGCTGATGAGCCGGCGCTGGTCGTCATCGAGGATGTGCAGGCAATCGGCGGCAGTGCGATCCAGACCATGGGATCGATGATGCACACCAAGGGGCTCATAGAGGGCGTGCTGGCCGCCAAGGGATACGACGTGGTGTTCGTGCGTCCGCAGGCGTGGAAGCGGTTCTACGGGCTGTCTGCAGACAAGGCTCAGTGCCTGGCGATGGCGAAGCAGCTTTACCCATGCGATGACATTCGACTGGTGAAGCATCACAACCGCGCTGAAGCTGCGTTGATCGCGCGTTACGGCATGAGGCACTTCGTATGAAAGCCGAAATTAATGCGCGGGGCATTCTCTCCATCATCCCGGAGACGCCTCTTGAGGCCTTTGCCTTGCACGCGTGGGGGAAAGCCAACATAGGCATGTACATGATGCATCCCGGCGAGATTAAGACCTTCGAGGTCAGCAACTTGGTCCTCGAATTCAAGGGTGACGACCTTTTCCCAGGGTTCGTATGATGGCCTCAATCCTCCAGCTCGCCGGCATGCTCCCGCGCGACCCGCAGTTCCGCGAATGGGCCGCCTCGCACGCCGAGGTCGAGCCGCTCACGGTCGACGAAGCAGCGGAGTTCATCCGCGTCGTCTGCCAGATCACATCCCGCCGCGCGCTCGCGACCGACAAGGCCGCAGAGGCGCGGTTTCATCAGTTCTTGCGCCGGCCCTTCGTAGCCTGGCGGGAACAGCAGCAATCACACAGGAGAGCAGCATGAACGATCAAATGGATTTAGGCGAAGCACTGCGCGCAGCTAAAGACGGCTATCGGGTGACACGAAAAGCGTGGCCGTCTGGTGTCTTCGTTTATCACGTGCCTGCGGCCTCATATCCGGTCCAGACGGGCGCAGCCAAGGCGCACTTCGGAGAGGGCTCGATGATTCCGTATCTGGCATACCTGGCGATCAAGCGTGCCGACGACACCGTGTGCGTCTTCAATCCGGGGATGGACTCGCTGCTTGCCGAAGACTGGCAGATCGTCGGCGACTGACCATGTGCGCCGGCAACCCCACCGAATCCCTCGCCATCGCCCGCGCTCGCCTGACGCCCGAGCAGTGGGCGAAGTTTGAGGCGGATTTTGGGCACTTCTGCGATTACAGCGGATTCAACGAGGACCCATTCAACCGAAATTTCGGATGGGCTTGGGCCAAGTGGGCCTATCTCTGCGGGAAGGGGCTGTGATGCCGCTACCGACATTCAAGCCTATGGGCGGTCGCCCAGATCGCCTGCGCCTGAACTGCGAGACACCCGAAGCGCAGTCGGTCAGCGGAACGCGCGGCGGCAAGAAGAAGCTCGACGCGAACCAGATCGAGGCGATATGGGACGAAGTGCAGCTTCACACGCGGATGACATTTCGATGGACGCCAGCCAAGGCGGATTGAACGGGGATTGACATGGATCGAATCGACGAACTGCTGTTGGACTGGTACGAGTGGCAGGCAGGCTACACGCCGAATCTCGGCCATGGCGGCGCTGACCCGGCATGCCGCGACTTCCGCATCAGCCGTCAATGGATGGATTACGACGACCTTGACGCCGAAGTCGAAATGAACCTGCGCGCGTCGGTCGGCAAGGTTATCGAGCCGATGATCCTCAAGCTCGACATGCGCAGCCGTCTCGCGATCAACACGGCAATGCGCAACTTTGGCGCTGGCGCGTCGGTCTGGGTCAACCCGCGGCACGCCGAGACGCAGGACGAGGATTACGAGCGCGCCAAGGCGATTCTCTGTCCGCAGATGGTCGCAGCGGGACTGGTAGAAAAATCTGCTTGTAAACCCGTGAAACGTGGAGTAGATTTCCGATCCGTGGCGCCTTTGCTCGCCTAGAGAAAACTAAGCCCCGGTCGATTAAGTTCGCCGGGGCTTTTTGTTTTGTCGATACGCTCGCTTCGAGCGTAGGTCTTAAACCCCACGAATTCAAGTTCTGCCAGTCACGCAACGGTCGGCGTTGCAGCTCACTCCCGGACTGGCTCACCGTGTCTCCACGCGTCCACCGCGTTTGCCCCGCTCGTCGGGGCTTTTTTCTTCCGCAAGGCGTGAGTGCGATAACCTCGCCAGCTGTCGACGTCTTGGAAGCCAGGTGTCTCCGCCGGCTCGCCGGAACTCGCTCTGGCGCGGGTGACAGCAACCCCCAATCCATTGGAGCAAATCATGAGCGATCCGATTGCAGAAGCAGCAGCAAGCCTGAGTGACGCAGCACCGAGCAGCACTGAGCCGCAGCAGCCCGCGCCCGAGGTGACGCCAGCGGGGGAGCCGTCTTCGTCGCACTCATCTGGCGAAGCTGGTTCGGGTGAAGTGGGAAACGCCGATGCGGGCACGTCGCCCGCTGGTGCTGCTACGCCTGCCATTACGGGAAACGTGCTGGTGAACGCGGCGCCGGTGGTTGATGCGCCTGTAATCGATGCGCCTGCTGCTGAGCCGATGCCGATGAGTGCGGAGGAGCATGCAGCACTTCCGGATTGGGTGAGAAATGCTCAGCCACCTGCCGCTCCTCTGCCGCGCGAATCGCACCTGATGCTGCTCGAAGCCAAGTTCGCCAACGCGCTCGCCAAGCTGCGCAATGCAGAGCGTGTGTCCGTTGACGAACTCGAAGCGATCTACGTGCACATCAAGGCGGTGATCTAAGCCATGGCCCGTCCGTCGAAGTACAAGCCCGAGTACGCCGAACTGGCGATGAACTATTGCCTGCTCGGGGCGACGGACGCGGAAGTCGCTGCTTTCCTCGGTGTTGGCCTGCGGACAGTCGGAGACTGGAAGCTCGCCCACGAGGACTTCGCCGAGGCGATGAGCACCGGCAAGGACAAGGCAGACGCGAAGGTCGTCGGCGCGCTCTACAAGAACGCGACCGGCGGCAACGTCACCGCGCAGATCTTCTGGCTGAAGAATCGCCGGAAAGAGGACTGGCGGGACAAGGTGGATCACTCGCTCACCGGTCCTGACGGCGGTCCTGTCCAGTTCCAGAGCGTGACGCGCAAGGTTATCGACCCGCGCGAGCCGGGCGAGCCAGAACCGAAGCCGCAATGAGCGACCTCGTAATCGAGACGCCACGCGCTTTCCTGCCGCTTCTGAAGCCGGCGCGATACAAGGGGGCGCACGGCGGTCGAGGTTCCGGCAAGTCCAACTTCTTCGCCGAGCTGTGGCTTGAAGAAAGCGTGAGCGAAAAGCTCGATTTCGTCTGCATCCGGGAAACGCTCAAGTCGCTTGAGTTCTCGGTGAAGAAGCTGCTTGAGTCGAAGATCCAGACCTACAACGCCGGCTATTACTTCGACGTTCAGGACCGCCGTATCCTCACGCGGCATGGTGGTGTGACGATCTTCGAGGGCATGCAGAACCACACTGCCGACTCCATCAAGTCGCTTGAGGGCTTTGATCGGTCGTGGTTCGCCGAGGCTCAGAAGGCCAGCGAAAAGAGCCTCACGCTGCTGCGCCCAACGATTCGCAAGCCCGGCTCGCAACTGTGGTTCGACTGGAATCCGGACTCTCCGACCGATCCCATCGACATGCTGCTGCGCGGCGAAGAACTCCCGCCAGATGCTGCGGTGATCGAGGCGAACTACATGGACAACCCATGGTTGCCCGATGAGTTGCGCGCGGAAATGGAGTTCGACAAGCGCCGCGATCCGGACAAATACGCGCACGTGTGGCTGGGCAAATACCGGCAGAACAGCGAAGCGCGCGTGTTCAGCAATTGGAGCGTCGAAGAATTCGAGCGGCCGGCGGGCACGATTCACCGCCTGGGCGCCGACTGGGGATTCTCGGTCGATCCGTCCGTGCTGATCCGCTGCGACATTGAAGGCAACCGCCTGTACGTCGATTACGAGGCTTACATGGTCGGATGCGAGATCGTGAACCTGCCCGAGCTGTTCATGAGCGTGCCGGATGCCGAGAAGTGGCCGATCACGGCTGACTCTGCGCGGCCCGAGACGATCAGCCACATGCAGAAGAACGGCTTCCCGAAGATCCGCCCGGCTATCAAGGGCGCGAAGTCGCTGGAAGAGGGCGTCGAGTTCCTGAAGTCGTTCGACATCGTGGTGCACCCGCGCTGCAAGCACCTGATCGACGAACTCACGCTCTACAAATACAAGGAAGACCCGCTAACCGGGGCGATCCTGCCGATTCTCGAAGACAAGGACAACCACGTGATCGACGCGCTGCGCTATGCCTGCGAGGGCGCCCGACGTGCTGGGAAGGCTCCGAAGCCGAGCAAACCTGTAATCCGCCGCACCGTGCATGGTGCTGGCGCCTGGATGGGCTAAATGGCACGCAAACGCAAACTCGACGCTGAATCATCGGGCCTTGACCCGATCGTCAAGGAAGCCAAGGAGCGTTTCGCCCGTTGCGAGGATGCCGAGTCGTCGTTCCGCAAGCTGTTCGTCGAGGACATGAAGTTTGCAAACGGCGACCCGGATAACAACTGGCAGTGGCCCGACCAGATCCGCCAGTCGCGCGACGGCGACAATCGCCCGTGCCTGACGATCAACAAGGTGCGTCAGCACAACCTCCAGATCATCAACGACGCGAAGCAGAACAAGCCGAGCATCAAGACGTTGCCGATCGACGGCCAGGCTGATGTGCAGATCGCCAAGATTCTCGACGGCATCATGCGGCACATCGAGTACAACTCGCACGCTGAAATCGCCTATGACACGGCGACGGAGTTTGCGGTGCAAGCCGGGCTCGGTTACTGGCGCGTGATCACCGACTACGCGCACGACGGCTCGTTCGAACAGGAAATCTTCATCCGGCGCGTGAAAGATCCGCTGAGCGTGTACCTCGACCCCGATATCCAGTCAGCCGATGGCGCTGACGCGAAGTTCGGTTTCGTGTTCGAGGACGTGCCGAAGGAAGAATACGAGGCAATGTATCCGGAAGAGGATCCGGCGAGCGTCACATTCCCGATGGAAGCGACCGGCGATCCGTGGCTCGACAAGAACCACGTGCGCGTGTGCGAATACTTCTACCGCGCCGAGAAGAAGGACATGCTGGTCAATCATCCGGCCAAAGGCCCGATGAAGCTGTCCGAGGTGGAAGACGAGAAAGAGCGCAAGGCACTGCTCGAAGACGAAAGCGTGAAGAAGCGCGAGGTCAGCGAGCCGCATTTCAAGTGGTGCAAGATCGCCGGCGACAAGATCATCGATCGCAAGGAATGGCCGGGCCGCTATCTGCCGATCGTGCGCGTGGTGGGCGAAGAAATCGTCATCAACGGCAAGGTCGAGCGCAAGGGGCACACGCGCAACATGAAAGACGGCCAGCGCATGTACAACTACATGACCTCGGCCAACGTTGAATACATCGCGTTGCAGACCAAGACGCCATACGTCGCGCCTGTTGAAGCTATCGAAGGCTACGAGGACGAGTGGGCGAACGCGAACAAGGACAACAAGGCGTATCTGCCCTACAACGGCGTCGATGCCGATGGTCGGGAGATTCCGCGTCCGCAGCGCGAGCAGCCTCCGGTAGGCGCTTCTGCGTACCTGCAAGCCATGCAAACGGCCCAGCAGGAACTCATGATGACCTCAGGCCAGTATCAGGAGCAGTTCGGCGCGCCGTCGAACGCTGATGCTGGCGTCGCCATTGCAGCGCGTCAGCGGCAGGGCGACAAGGCGACGTATCACTTTATCGACAACGTTGCGCGCGCGATCCGCTACACCGGCCGCATCATGGTCGACCTGATCCCGAAGGTGTACGACACCGAGCGCGTGGTGCGCATCGTCGGCGAAGACGGCAGTGAGGACTTCGCGCAGATCAATCCGCAGCAGCCGCACGCCGTGGGCGATGCGCAGGGCAACGCGCAGCAGGCGCCGGCCGATAACTCGAAGCTGAGCGCAGAACAGGCCGCGCAACTGATCTACAATCCCGGCATTGGCCGCTACGACGTGACGGTAGAGGTTGGCCCGAACTACGAGACGCGCCGTCAGGAAGCGTTCCACGCGCTCACGCAGATCATGTCGCAGGATCAGGACCTGATGAAGGTCGCGGGAGATCTGCTGTTCAAGGCTGCTGATTTCCCGATGGCCGATGAGGTCGCAGAGCGCCTGCACCGTACGATCCCGCCGCAGATCCTTGGCGAAGGCCCGACACCGGCAGAAGCCGACATGCACCAGAAGATGCAGCAGATGGAGCAGATGATCAACCATCTGTCGCAGGCGCTGCAGGACGCGCGCAGCATGCAGGGCCATGAAGAGGCGCACCTGAACATCGACGCCTACAAGGCCGAGACGGACCGCCTGAAGGCCATCGCACCCGACATGGCACCGGAACTCATTGCCGCGATTGCCGCACACCTGGTGGCAGAGACGCTGCGCACCGGTGACCCGAGCCAGATTCAGCCGATGCCGAGCGGTGCGCCGCCCGATCCATCGCAGCAGCAACAGCAGCCCC